ATCAGATATAGGTTGATATAATTCTTTTACTTTCATATTTTGATTTAATACCTCATCATTTAAATCTATATAAATAATATTATTTTTTTCACATTCACTCTTTAGTTTTTTATTAAAGTTTAAATTGTTATTAAAACGTATGTCAAAATCATCATAATAATGTTTTACATTACTATAATTAATATGTAATAAATTGATTCCAGATGGATTTATATTATTAGATATATTATCTCTAAAATTAATATTAAATATATGCTCATTATTTTTTATAACAGTAGGATTAATGCCTAGAATAATTGGTTTTTTAATATAAGTCTTAACAAATTCAACATATTTTTCAACCCAAAAATTTATAAATTCATCTATTAATATTTTTTTTTGGTTTATAATAGACTTAAAATAATATATAAATTCAATATCAGACTGACCAAGAAAAAATATTAATGTTTTTTCTGGATTTAAAGATTGATAATCCAAAATTTTTTGTTTTAGCTGTAAAATACTATTTTGATTGTATAATCCACATATTGATGCTCCATAACCATATAAAATATTCATGTTCGGATTATCAAATTGAGATGTATGAGAATTACCTATTAAACAGAACTTATGTTCCATAATATTATTTAATATTATTTAATAAGTTTATATTTGTTTAAAATTATTTACTATGAAATGATAGTTATAATTTGTTGAGATAATAGAACCTAATTTATATTTATTTACATAATATGTATATTCATTATTCATATCCATATAAACATCTAATGGTTCTAGAAGTTCCTTTTTAATTGTTATGTGTAATATTTTAAAATTATTTAGATATGGTCTTCCTAAACAATATAAAATTTTTTTATTAGTTTTTTGTTGTCCATAACATTTAAAATTATTTTTACAAAATACTTGTAAATTTTCATTTAATTCACTTGTTCTGTATGTTTCATTTGGAAATGTGTTGAATAAAATATTTAATGAATTTTTATTCCATATGGCGGGACATAAATCATAAGGAATTAACGTATTTCCATTAGCATTAATCAAATTACATAAACTAACACCATATTTTTCAATAATATTATTACCATTAAATACGTTTAAACTACACCTATCTATAGAAAACTCAGACATTATTTGTAAATTTTTTAAAATAAAATCTTCATCTATATTTACAATAATTTGAACATCATGAACTAATATAATATAATTTGAGTCTATGTGTGGTAATATATCATTTGTCCATCTTTTTGCATAACAATTATTAATATCATAGTAAATATAATTATCAAAACCTTTTGGCTTATCTAATTTATTTACATCGCAAACAAATATTTTTTTAAGATTAATTTTACTAATAGTTTCTTCTATTATAGGCCATAAAAAACTATATTCAGAATTTGAGAATATTACTAAGCTCATATAATTATTTAATAGTTTTAATTTTAAATAATTATATTATTAATTATTCCTTACAAGGATCTATAAATAGTTTACTACGAGGATCTGTAATTTTAATAAATTCTGTTTGGTTATGAATAGGTTTTCTAGTATCAATATTGATATCATCAAACATGCGTCTATTTTTATCAAGCTCATAATTAATTTTATAATAAGTTATTGGTAAATTATTTGAATAAATATTATCTGTTAATGAGCATTCAAATGCAACATAATATTTACCATCATATTCTTTTATTTTATCTAATACATAATTATATGTATTACAATATACACTCATTGTTTTTTTATTTCCCCAAGCAAATGCATCAGATACAATAGGTTTGTTAAATATTCCACATGATATAAAATTACAAATCGGAACTACACAATGTAAATTATACTCATTACAATTAACTTTTGAAAAATCTGGAACAATATTATTTATAATATCGCTTCTATATTTTAAAAATAGATCATATTCAAAATTATTATTTTCAGCATAATTACATGCCATTTTAAAACAATTATTATCATTATAATACATTGATAAACAATTGTATGGTAAAAATTTATTATTAATATTTTGTAAATTTACTTGAATTTTATAATCTTTACGAATACTTTCATTTGGATTAAATATATCTACAATTTCTGTTGGAATTATATATTTTTTTATTTCACAACCTTTTATCCATTGTTCCAATCTTTTTTTCATTAATTGAAAATAATCACATTCGCTATTTTCATCATTTATTGATAAAAATAAATCTGCTTCATGAAGTTGCCTAATATTAAGTAAAAAATTTATTAAACAAACATCATATCTAGTTATTCTTCCTGATATTAAAATAGCAATTTTCATTATATATTACGTCTATATTTTTCAGCATCCCAATTATTTAAAAAACAAATTTCCTCAAAAGATAAAAAATTTTTATTAAAATCACTATCTAATATAAAAATATTTGATTTAAGTACATCTTCAATTTCTTTACATTTTTGTAAATTATGACTATTAATATAAATTAAATTATCATGAATAATTATTTTTGGTGTTTCATTAAAAGATAATTTATATTCATGTATATCTTTAATATCAAATAAAACTTTCACTCCACAATATATTAAAGCATCAGGAAATGATATTTTCATTTTAAATAGTTCCTTTTTATTTAAAAAGTAATCATTTATAATTTTATCTTCACATAAATAGGTTATGTTGGATAAATTAAATGTGTTATTAATAATATTACTAATATTATTTGTAACTTTATATTTATCAAAATTAATATTTTGATAATTTTCAAATTGATTTACTATATCTTCAAGTAAATTATATATATGTTCTATATTATCAGATGTTATTATAATACCATGATTTAACAAAAATATAATTTCATGATTATCATAGTATTTTTTAATTTCATTACATAATTTTATCCCTGGTGTAAAGTAATCGATAATTAAACCATCTGGATATATATTTTTAATAATTTCTCTCGAATTTTCCAATATTAAAACTCTATTTATTTGTATTGGATGTAAATGTATTGTATATTTTTTAAGTATCGAATGCATGTATGTTTCAATTGATCCTCTTTTAGTTCCCATGTAATTATATTTTGTAATATCATCCAATATATCGTTATTTTTACATATATCTTCTAATAATAGTTTGTTATTAATAATAACATAACCATTTTTTTCATCAACATTAGTTAGATTAAAACCAGATGCTTTAATAAACATTAAATTATCACATTTAACAGATATATTACCTCCGCCAGCTTGTACCAAATCAAATCTTTCTCCACAATATTTTGATATTTTTTTAAGTTCAACTAGATTATTAAATATATTAGTAAATTTTGAGTATATACTTTTATAATCGATAAAATCAGAATTATCTTTATTAACCCAGTATGACAATATATTAAATTTAATTGCACCTTTTATATCTTTGTCATAATTATCGCCAAATAATATAACATTATCACTTGTTAAATTCATAACATCTAACATTTTGTAAAATATTTTAGACCCAGGTTTTTCAACACCAACCTCTTCACTTGTAATAATATGATCAATATATTCTAGTATACCTAATTTTTCAAGTTTTATAATTTGATATTCAGTTTCGTAATCTGTAATGATTCCAATTTTAATATTTAAATTAGAATTCCATTGAATAAATTCTTTAACATAGTCATATGGTTTTATTTTTTCATAAAAATTACTCCAATAAATTTCATTTATATGTCTAAAATATGAATATTGAAGCTTTAGATACTCTATTATTTTTTTAAAATAAATACTTTTATTATGTGATGAAGCAGTATTTTGTAATTCAATTTTTAAGTCATTAGATACATGTTTATATATATCAAAAATTTGATTATATGAATATTTTGTAATAGTAGTTATATAATTAATACATTTTTCTAAAGCAAAATTATGACAATCAGTATAACTATAAAGTGTATTATCCAAATCAAAAATTATACCTTTATAAAACATATGTAATTAATATATTTTTTATAAATTAAAAAAACTAATTATAATTTTTCGTATAATTGTATCTAAATCTGAATCTTGAAATGTTATGTAATAGAAATTATTATCTAGCTCTATATTTGATATATTACAATCCTTAATTATATTTTTTAAATCATATTTTTTATTAATACCAATTTTAAAATTATAATTAATTTCAGTAGTAATATCAAATTTATTTATATCAAATATATCACTATTATAATAATATAAAACTATATCAGCATTATCTTTTTGTGGTAAAATATATTTAATAAAATCAGATTTTCTATTATTTATTTGTGTTAAAATTTTTTCGTAAGTATACCCTCTTTTAATAACATCTCGTTTAATTTTCCATGGTATTTTTACACTATCGCTAGCATCTATAAAAATTTTTAAGTCAATAATATTTTTACTTGTATAGAAAGTATGAAGTCCACAAACAATTATATTTTCTTTACTTTCAATCATTTGTTTATCTGTAAACTTACCAGTATTATGGTCATAATCTACTTGAAATATATTATTACCTATTTTTAGGTCAAATACATCATCATTCATTTTTGTTATAAAATTTGCATCAGGATTTAAGTGAGTTATACTATTCCAGTTTTCATTCCCTCTTTCCCATTTATGATATCTGTCGCATTCAAGTATAAATGAATTATTAAATAAGTCTTTAATTAAATTTGATAATCGAGATTTACCTACACCGGAATCTCCACTAATAGCTATTGTGTTTATTAAGGATAATATAACAAAGTATTTTAAATCAATTAAATTAAAATTAATTGAATTATCTATTAAATAATTATACAATAAAGTTTCATTAATATTACCATATATTGGTATTAATGAATCCAAATGTAAATACATATCAAAATATTTATTCATGATATTTGGTTTTCCAAAAGATATAATATCACAAATATAATTATCATTAATAGTTTTTAATTTCGTTTTATCAATCTTATTATCTTTTGGTATATAAATAACATTTTCATCAATTATTTCAAATAATATTTTTTCTTGCAAATAAATGTCTGGTCTAAATTTTATAACAACATCATATTTAATATTTTCTATTTTTTCAATTTCTATTCTTTTTTGATTTAATATATAGAATTTATAATTTTGATTGTACAAGTCATTATATTTGTTATTAAACTTAATATTATCTGTAATAATTATAACTCTTGGTTTTAAAAGTAAATTTATTTCATCTATATTAATTTTATTATTTATATATTTACATTCATTTGAATTAGTTATATGTATATAAATATCTACATCATATAAATTTAATAAATTTTCTTTTAATGACTCTATATTATTCTTTAAACTTCTTAAATATCCTGAAATGATTAAAGCAATTTTCATTTATATAAAATTATTTAAAAAATTCTCAAATTTACTTAAATTTAGATTAAAATTTCCATTATGATCTTCATCAATATCAGTATATCTGTTATAATTTAGACCTAAAGTATTACATATACTAATATAATGACTATGATCAGACCCAACAGTTCCTCTATTCAATATTTCAATTATTTTACTTTTAAAATTAACAAAAAGACATAAAGTTAAAGCACCACTATGGGTGGAAATTATAAGTTCACTTTCCATAAATAGTTTAATTTTTTCATGAATTGAATAATTTTCTAATTGTATATATTCAATGTTATATTTTTCTAGCATAGGTGTCATTTCATTTTCATTTAATATACATCTTTTTAATACACCATAATGTTGTGATTCACTATTTTTTCTTGTTATAAATATACGTTTACCAGGTATAACTTCATAATTTAATCTTTTCAAAAACATTTGTCTTAAAAATGGAAATATATTTTTTGGATTATCACAAACAAATTGACTACTAATCTCACCATATATACTAACAATTTCATAATCTGGTATTTTATTTAAATCTTCCACTAATTCAAATTTATCTTTTATTATTTCAAATGTTTCTCTTTGAAATGGTAAGATATTTTTCATATGTATCTTAATTGGTATAGTATAATTAGATGGCTTATCAACAATTTTACTTTTATCATCAAATAGTACACTTGAATTTTCTTGACCTCTAAGATTAAATATATTATTAATAATATAGAATAAACCACCTAAGTTATAAATAAAAAAATGATAAAAATACATACCACCTCTTCCTTCAAGATAAAAAATAGTTTCTTTCATTTAATATATAATATTAAATATATTTAAATATATTTAAATATATTTAAATAATAATTATAATTAAATATATATAATGATTAATAACAATTTATTTTATTGTAGAAATAAAGATACATATCCTCCATTTAAAAGTGGATTATATCTTGAAGAATATTTCCTTAGAAAAATAAATACAGAGAAACCAGACTTAAAAAGAAAATATATACCAGCGTTATGGACAAACTTTCAAATTGAAGGATGGTTTGAATCAAGAAAATCTGAAATGCAACGAGCGTTAAATAATTGGATCCAAGAAAATCCATCAGGAAATGGTTATTTTACAATAGTTCAATACGATGATGGACCAAAATTAAATATTCCGTCAAATACAATTGTATATGGCGCTTGTGATGGAAATATTCCAATTCCATTAATTTATGAAGATGATAAAAATACTCTTGAAAATATACCAAAAAAACAATTTAATGAAAAAACAATTTTGTGTTCATTTGTTGGTAATATAACGTCCAATAATGTTATACCTAACGTAAGGCAAGAAATGTTTAATATTTTGGGTAATAATCATAATTTTATATTAATTAATTCAGGAGGATGGGCACCAGAAGTTAATATAAATTTACAAAATATTTTTATTAAAACAACTATAAATTCTAAATTTGCTTTAGCGCCAAGAGGTTATGGAAGGTCGTCATTTAGATTTTTTGAATGCTTTCAATTAGGAACTATTCCTATTTATATATGGAATGATATAAATTGGTTACCATTTCAAGATAAAATAGATTATAATAAATTATGTATAGTTATTCATGTATCAAAAATACACGAATTATATTCAATAATATCTTGTATAAATGAAGAACAATACAATAATATGTTTCAATATTATCAAGAAATAAAACATTTATTTACTTTAGATGGAATGTCAAATCAAATAATTGAAGAAATAAATAGTTAAAATATAATAAAAATAAAATTATAATTATTATATGATTGAACAAGAATATATAATGCTTATTATGAATTGTAAAAAATACAGTAAAAAAGCGCAATTCCAAAAAATGACTTGGCTCCCTAAAATTCCATCTTACATAAAATATTATCATGTTATCGGTGAACCCGAACTAGACACCGATTTTAGATTTGATGATAGTAGTCAAATTTTATGGATTAAAGTTGACGATGATTATAATTCTTTACCAAAAAAAGTTATTAGATCATTCAACGCTGTAAATGAAACTTTTGATTTTAAATACTTATTTAAAACAGATGACGACCAAATATTAGTTAACCCTAAATTTTTTGATGTTGTTAAAGGTATAACAAAACAAACTCCCAAAATACATTATGGCGGATATATTGTTGACGTTAAACAAAATTACATATCACAATACCATAAAATACATCCAGAATTACCAAAATATTTACCTATATTACAAACCAAATATTGTAGTGGTAGATTTTATTTTTTATCTAAGCAATCAATAAATAACTTATTGTGTAAAAAAAATAAAATATCAAATGAATATTTGGAAGATTATGCGATCGGATATAATCTTGATAATATTTATAAAATTAATATGATAAATTTAAAAACTAATAATTTCTTTACAGATATCGAGTTAAGTGATTTTCCAAAATTGGTTATAGAAGGTAAAATTTAAAATTTCATATTGTTCAAGTTTGATTTTATATATTGTTCAAACTGCCACTTTCTAAACGCTTCTTTATCTAAATCTAACATCGCTCTAGAATAATTTGTTGAACGTTTTTCTATATCACTATAATCTTCACGCTGTGTTACAGTTAAAGGAATTATTAAATACCATTTATGAATTGCTTGTAAATTAAACCAAAATTTATCGATTGCGTAAACTATGTGATTTTTTGGTTCTTTCATTAAATTTATTAAACCAGTCTTATAATTAGTAATTAATGTATCATAATAATGTTTTTTAACTAAATAACCTGTTGTTGTTTGGCAACTTGAAACTTTAACGCAAGTATCATCTATATTTTCATGAGGCGGTGAATTATTTCCTCCTATTAAAACTACATCAAAATCATCATGATTAGAGAGAAATTTATTAAACTGTTTAACAAATAAATTGGGTTTTGTAAATAAAATATCGTCTTCAACAATTAAAACATGTTCATAATCATTCTCTTTTGCGTTCATTAATATTTTAATGTGACTTAAACTACAACCTATTGCGCCATTTTCTTTTTTTATGGCGTTAAATCTTTCCGCTTTTATTCCTATTTTGTTTAATTCATTTTCAACATGTTGACGTCTGTCTGGTCTTGTGTCAAGATTTATATAAAAAGCATGTTTTATGTCTGAAATAGATTTCATAATATAATTTAATAATTAGTAATTTTTAAATTATAAATTATTATTTTATATTTTATATTTTATATTTTTATATTTTATAAATTATGCTACAAAGTAAAATAATAAATTTTACAAATAATAAAAATACAACTAACAAAAAATTTAATATAAGTTTAAAGGATAATTTTGTTTATAATGGATATAAAAAAAATACAAATTTAAATAAACTAAATCTTAATCATAATATTAATTATGTTCATGATTTAGAACTCATTTACAATGTAACCAAATCCGATAATTATTTTTGGGAAAATAAAAACACTCCTTCTCTCTGGATTTCTCTCTTAATACCTTGTTATAATACCAAAGAAGAATATCTAATTGAATGTATAAATTCTATTAAAGAACAAGTTGGAAACTTTGGCGTAGAATTAGTATGGATTAATGATTGTTCTGATGAAGAAAATACATTTATTCAATTAAAACTCTTAAAAAAATTAGAAAGTTTAAATAATTTTAAACTCATATATCAAAAAACTAAAATTAATAGAGGTATTAGTTTTTGCTTACATCAAGGATTATTATTATGTTCAAATGAATTAGTTTTTAGAATGGATTCTGATGATATAATGATAAATAATAGAATACAAAAACAAATAAATTATATGTACAATAACAAATCATGTGTAATGTGTGGAACTGACATAATTATATTTAACACACTTGATAGAAAAAAAAAAGAATTAATAAAAATACGACATAAAAGTATTTTAACCTGGGAAGAATATAAAAATTCACCAAATAATTGGATATTAAATCATCCTACATTATGTTTCAAAAAAACAGCCATATTAAATATTGGTAATTATAGAGAAAATTTCAAATTACCTTTTGAAGACTTAGATTTAGAATTGAGAGTTTTAAAGAAATATGGAATATTGCATAATATTTCTGAGTGTCTAGTTTTATACAGACAACATGAAAAACAAACTTCTATAAAATTAGGAAAGGGATCCACAACTAAACAACTTATTGAATTATATATTGATAAAATGATTAAAAATTAATTTATATATAAATTATATAAATTCTATCATATAAATTCTACCATATAAATTCTACCATATAAATTTTATTATAAAATAATATTAAAATGAATCAAATACAAAAGAGAGAAATATCAAAAAAAATTAAAGATATTTCAACTGATGACTTGGAAGAAGATATGAATAAATTAATACAAATAGGTATTAATTGTAACGCTATATCTAACCGTTCTAAAATTGGTAACAATGTTGTAGATTATTTTACCTTTTTGGAACGTTTAGAAACAAAAGGTAAATATAACGTAAATTATTTTGAATTCATAGAAAATATTGGACTATTTAGAGAGAAAAAATTTATAAAAAACATGTTGAAATATTATGAAGATGTAAAAAATAAAAACAAGACTAAAAATGAACACAAAGTTTTAAAAGAAGTGTATAATATATGTATTAGCGCTATTAATATAATGAGACCTTTAAATTGTATGGAAATATATACAAAATATAATGCCAAAAAGGTTTTAAATTTTTGCGCAGGATGGGGAGGAACTATGGTCGGTTCCGCAGCGCTCAATTTGGATACACATTATGGTATTGAAATTAATTATAAACTACAACAACCTTATAACGATATGATATCTTATTTAAAAACTAAATCTAATACTAAATTTTATACTTGGTTTTGCGACGCTGTTAATTTTGATTATACAACTATTGAATATGACACTGTTTTCACATCTCCTCCTTATTATTTTATTGAAAAATACCCAAATAACATCCTATATAAATCTAAAAAAGATATGGATGAAATGTTTTATAAACCAGTTTTTACCAAAACATATAATGGTCTTAATACTGGTGGATATTATATTATTAATGTATGTAAAGAAGTTTATGATAATATCCTTAAAAACTTATTCGGAGACGCTCATGAAATTTTCCCGTTAAAAAAATCAAAACGACAAAATAATTATACTGAAATGGTTTACGTTTGGCGTAAAAATTAATAAGCGCCACCCATACCTATTCTTGCGCTAGCAGTTGCTCTAGGTTTCACACCTATATATGATGCGTAATAAGGAGAGAATTTATTTGGTGGTTTAGTATTTTGTATATGTGTGCGAATAATGTTATTAGTATCTATTGTTGTAAAATGCGTTGAATTAGTTTGTTCCGTTTTATTTTCACCAAAATTATTAAACGAGTCTTGCATTATTTCTCTCTTCCTACCTTCATCAATTTCTTTTAATAATGACGGAGGTACTTGTTTACCCATTGAAATTAAATATTTTACTAGATTTTCTTTTTTTTCTAATGTTGTTGGATAATAAGGAATATTTGACCAATCAGTTGTTAATGTTACTGTTTTTTTTGTCTCTCTTATTTTATCTGGATTTATTATTTTTCTCTTTGGTTCTCTCAAATCATAATTATAATATTCTTCTGAACCAAACGGTATATGTGTTAAAAATGTTGTAATATTTACATATTTTATTTTGTTATTTTGAACTGTAAAAATGTTATCATTTGGATTTTCTGATTTATCGTCTATACCGTATTTAAGTTGAGTTATTGTAACTAATCCGTCTATTCCATTATCATGTTCTCCCCTCCAAGGATCCTTTTTTGAAATTATCCGCGATATACCGTCGAATAATTGAAGAATTTCTGGACTACCTATATTATAAAATACACTTCTGTCAATTTTTAAACCTATTGCTTCACATCTTTTTTGTAATACGTTATCTTCCATACCCCATCCCCAAAAACATGGAAAACCGTTTGTTTTTTCAAAATCAGAACCTTTTATTACTACTATGCCTCCTAGAGCGTATTTAAATCCATAATAATGTTTTACTACACCATGTGTAGTTTCATAATCAAATATTTTATAAAATGGAATTGTGTCTACATCATTAAAAATAAAAGTAATATCCCTATAGTGCTCAGGATATTTATTTTTCGCTGCTATAAAACCGATATTTTTTACAGCGCCTCTATTAAAAGTTCTTGCGTCACATTGATGAGAGAAAAATATTTCATAATCATCTTTATCTTCTAAAATAAAAGTCATATACTTACAGAAAAAAAATTTATGTTGAACTCGATTTCTATAAGGAACTATGAAAATACGTTTTGGTATAATTTCAGATGCTTTTTCTGACATATATTTAATGTCTTTAATATTTAATTAAATATTAAACTTAAACGATATAATATTACAATTTTTATAATATTATATATTACACAAAAATAATACTAAATCTTTTTTACATACTTAATTAAGTGTTTTTATACAATAGTATATTTTTTTAATATAGCAGCGGGAATAATGTTTTCTTCTTGCGCTATTTTTTCTAATTTTTTATAACATTTATTAATAGTAACTTCACTCGTTTCGCTTACGATTTTTACTTCTCTCTTACTTATATTTAATTTGAATAATTGCGCTATAAAATAAACTATACCCGCTGCTATTGAAGGAGGTGTATTTTCTGGCATTATATCCATTTTTTCTATTTTCATTGAAATAAATTGGCATAATTTAGTAAGTTCATTATTTATATTTAATTTACTACAATATCGCTCTATAAATGATTCTGGTTTAGTCCTACCTAAATTAGTTTTTTCTTTATTATCCATGTCTTTTTCTAAATTATTAATAATTGCAATAGCATTTTTACAACCTTTTGTAGCGCTTGTTACGTCTAAATGAAATATACTAGCTATTTCTTTAGCTGTTCTCGGAAAATTATTTATTCGACATGAAATATATATTGACGCCGCTAAAATTCCATCCCTGTTATCTCCTCTAAATGTTAAATCATATTCTGATATTTTTTTATGATATCTAATCGCATCGTCTATTATCATTTTAGGCATTCCAGCGTTTTGCGCCATTGTCGTAATTATTTGAAACTCATCATATTGAGATTTTTCTTTATAAGGCATCGCTTGCCACTCTGTATATCGTCTTATTTTACGCATTTCATATGACATTGGACCACAGCATACTACTTTACAACCATATGAAGATTGTTCTAAAAGTGGATTTATTGGCATTCCACATCTAGTTGGATCTGATGATTGATTATCGTCTGCTCCATAATATCTCCATTCAGCAGTTTGATCTACTAAGTCCTTATATATAATTCCACATTTATTGTTTGTACATGTTAGAAATCCTTCTTCAGAAAACGCTAACATGCTCTCACAACGTTCACACATTTCACGATTGCCTGAACCATAAATACATTCTAAAGGTATTTTTTGTTTATCTGGATTTTCTATTTCAGAATCAAATATATTCCATAATTCTGTCTTATTTATATTGATGTTCTTTCTTTTTTGACTCTTATCTTTACTCATCTTTTTATTATCTTTTATTAGATAATATATTTTTAATTCAATTTTATTTATTTTTTTAAGTTTGTATAATATATGGGTAATACTACATCTAATACTAAATCATCTGAAGAAGAATTCAAAAACTTTTATGACATTATCGATTATATAGCTACATATTACATTTTAACTATGGACTTCCAAAGTTTAAGCAAACTTTCTGAAAAAGCGTATTGTGATAAGTTAGTTATACTTACATCAGATATTGTTGAGAGATATTTTAATGATATGGAAGTTACATATCTCGCGCAAAGAATTAAAAGTGGTGTTGAAGTCAATGAACTTAATAAGGAAAAAATCTTTTATATTAATAAAGATAGTCTAGAAAGTTTAGATATATCAAATGACGCTCAAAAAAGTATTAAAAAAAAACGAGTATGTATTGGAATCGCTAAGTTTTATGTTAAAATCGCACATATTTTCGCTGCAATAGTTATGACAATAAACCCGGTTTATACATATAAAGACGCAACTGGACAGACCGTACAAACTGGATTATTAGAAAAAGATAAAATTCCTAAAAATGTTAATCGTAAACTTTACAAATTAAACATTTGTGACAATAGAATACGAGCGCTTAAAAAAGGTGAAGTTGTTGATGAAGCTACTGGAAGTGTTAGTATACAACCTAAAATTTGTAATATTAATATGAATAAAAATGGTCTCAATAAGAGTTTAAGTGACGAACCTGGTATTACAGAATTGATGAATTTATATTTAGATGATAAATATGATTATTCTAATGGAAGTTTTACCGGAATGTCTGAAACTACTAAATCTCAATTTATGAAAGATTTAAATTTATTTTATACTGCTTTTACAGGTAATGAAAATATGCCGCCTGAAATAACTAAGTTTAGTGATATTAAATTGAGAGATTATAGCAAAAAAAATGGTTGCCAAGGTATAAATCCAATGTTTAAACAAAAATATTCTTTGAATAAAAAAGATGAATTATTTGTTAAATACGCTGAAAATACTAAAAATATGATACAAAACGCCGCAAATAATCAATTTAAATTATTATCTGTCATTAATGAATTATTTACGTACGTTAATGATCCATATACCGGAAAAAGAGTCATAAGAGTTAATCCAAAATTAACTGAAGATAATTTACAAAAAGCAACCGAAAAAACTAGACGTTTTATTGTCGATTTATACGTAAAATGTGAAAACGATTATGTTAATGGTGTAAAATTATATGAAGCTATAGTTGAATCTAAAATATTAGAAACGACTGAAAAACAAATTGAAAATCTTAAGTCTGAAGCAACTAAAATAATACAAGAAACAAAAAAAACATCTGAACCCATTAAAATTGCTAGTATTCCACCTGTAATAATTCCGAATCCTCCTACACCATCAGTTACTCCTACACCATCAGTTACTCCTACACCATCAGTTACTCCTACAC